CCCATTTACGGCTGACAGTCTTGACTCGCTCTAGTAGGTTAAGAGCAGACTCAGAGCGTGTTATAGCACCATCTGGGGCTCTCTGAGGCGCTGATATCACAGCAGTATCGTGTGGCGAGAAGAATTCGTCTTCAACCAACTCTGGATGGTTCTCTGAGAGGTATCCATAGATTGCTTCATTCTTTCCTACACGCAATCTTCGTATGTAGTAGTCGTTGTGCCATGCATGGATGCCACTTGATGTTCCAAGTGTCAATGAGGTGGTACCTGCAGGCTTAACGCAAGTTGTACGTGCCGCTGGGTTGATACCAATTTGCATTGCAATTCTTCGGTTCTCTTTTTTAACTTCTAGAGCCGCTTTGTTCATATCTAAGTTGAGAACACCACCAGATGCAATTCCAGTCATTGAGACGCCAACTAAAGCATCTTTTTCAGTTGTTCTTTGCCAAATTGGACGAAGGTAGTGAAAGTCCGTATAACCAGCCTGCAGCGTTCCTAAAAAGGCTGCAACTTTTGCTCTTTGTTCTAACTCTTCTTGATTAATAACATCAGAGACATTTACCTCTGTCAGGTTACAGAATTGATAGGGACGAAGAGCGATTTCGCAACAAGGATTTGTTCCCCAGTCTTTATCGTTTGAAAAATAAAAGCCGGGCTCTCCTGCTCCCGATGCCTTGACTCTCTCCCACAGATTCATAAAATAATCTTCTGTGATTTTGTGTCTGAGGAGAACAACTGAATTGTTCGCTCTGCCTCTTTGTGGGTTCTTTTCCCACCAATTTCCAACTTTTGCTGCTAGCATCGACGCATCATCTGCGGAGAATAAAGAGATTAGCGCCGCACGACGTATACCTCCTGCTAAGACAGCATCTGCTATGTGACACATGATATCGTGTGCTTCGATTGTTGTCAGCTTTTCTCCGTCTTGCTTTTCTCTCAATATTCCTTTAACTTTTACAATACACTCTCGTAGAGGTTGTGGGCCGGGTGCCTTACCTCCAGATGTTACTAGTTTAGCTCCTTTTGGACGAATATCAGAGTAATCAAAGCGTAGTTTGGACGTACCTTTAAAGTAGGAATTTAGTAATACTTTGATTGCATCAGCCCACCCTTCAATGGAGTCAGACACAAGATATCTTCGGGTTCTGTTTTCATTTGGCTTTCTGATTTCAGGAAGCTTCTCAACATGATGCTTTTGCACGGAGAATCCTACGCCAGTGCCACCTAGCAGTAGAAACATTGCTTCGCTGAATGATCTCAAATCGTCAATTGGCATATAAGCACAATTATAAACTCTATTTGGAGATACCTCAATTGGCTTTCCGCCGAATTGCATTGATCTCATTGAAGGAAGTACCTTCTTGTCAAAGACATACTGATATGCCTCTATAATCTCAGTTTCTAAACTGGGATATTTTTTTATATGCATTTGCATATTTCTGGTAACTAATTCTGTCCAGTTTTCTCTTCTGTTTTTATGCTCTAAGTAGCGAGCATATTTCATGTGGACTGTTATGTCCGATAATATTTTATTTGATACGTCCATGTTTTAATTCTCCTTATTGCTTGTTTTTGTATCTGTTATATAGATCTGCCTTGTGTTCTGTCAAGGACTTTTCTTCAATTTCTTGCATAGTTTCTGTAGATTCTGCCAACACTTGCATATTGACGTTACTCCAGTCTACCATCAGAGGGAACACCATTCCGTCCACACCATTCCGGTTCTTTGCGACGAACATTCTACCAGTATTGTTTACCTTGTCTTGTGCAGTCCTAGATACAGAACATATAAAGTCTGCGACAAAACACTTATTGAATGCTTCAGATATTGCCTCCATAGTTACCACCTCTGCATTGAGTCCAGAGCGGTTTGTTTGTGATGCTGTCCATAGCGGACATTCGTATTCTTGTGCCATACCACGAAGTTCTTCATAAATATTTTCCAAATCATGTCTCTTCTCTCTTGTGATGCTGACGGGTTTCAACAAATCTGCGTAATCAACAATGATCATTCCTATATCGACTCCTCTTTTCTTTAACTTTTCTAGGTGAGCCTTCAAGGTTTGAGTTGAAGCAGACTTAGTTGGGTATTCTTTAATTATGAGCGAGCCCTCTAAATCACTAATTTCTTCGTAAACTTGTTCCTTAAAACTGTTCAGTTCATTAAGAGCAATGTTGGTAATGCACGAATCATAACGTCTACCAATTACTTTGTCTGAGAGTTCCATGGTGTAGTGAACTACTGTTTTTCCTTGTTGTACTGCCTTTGCTCCTAGGCAAGTAAGAACCATTGATTTTCCTGCTCCTGTTGGAGCCACAACGACTCCTAATTCGCTTTTACCAAGTCCCCCTTGGGTTATCTCGTCTATATATTCCCAACCCGTAGATTGAGGATTACGAGCCTTTATAGTGTATCTCTCTTCGAAGTCTGTGAGGTATTCATATCCGGCTTCATTACCCATACCTAGGGTTAGAGCATTATTAATGACTTTGCTGATTTCATCGAATGATGATGACTGCATCAAGTCTATCGTCTGCATTAATGCTCCCTTTAGTTTCTGCTTTCTGCAAAAATCAAGACTGGTATGTTTGATGAACTCCGAGTCTTCAACTGTCGAAGCATGTATTCTAGAGAAATAGTCCTTAACTTGTGATTGCAAGGCATCATTTTCTCCATCCAATTCCGTTCTCAGAATTGTTATCATAGTTTTGTACGTTGGGTGTACTTTAAACTTTTTTCTATAGTGTATTATTTTATTAACGAAGACTTGCAAGTATGCAAGTTCAAAAAAATTGGGATCTAGCACCTCCGTGATTTGATCGCAATAAGATCGATCCTCTAACATTAATTGAACCATTGACTCTTGAAAGTGCTTCCCAAATTTTGAAAAGTCCTCTGGCATTTTTCTCATATTCATTCTCCCTCCCTTGTTTGTAATACGATTGTAATTGGTTTTTATTCAGATAATATTCTGCGCATAGTTTGTTCCATTGTATCCCACTTCAGTGACATAAAGCCATCTTCTGCGAGCATCAGTTTAAATCCTGTTAAATTATAAAGTTTCTCCCTCTCACATAAAAAGTTGTCAACAACTTTTCTTCTTTGATACGACAACGAAGGTTGATATAGTTGCATGATCTTATAGTTTTCATTTACTACCGCCTTGTTGTCTAAGATTGCTCTCAAGAATTTGCTGTCTTTCTCTTCAAGCATTTGTTTTGTAGCAGTAAATAGATCTGTTGCTGTGTATTCTTCATCGTCGGATAGAAATGGAAAGAATTTTGACACTCTCCCAAAGCCTATTCCGGGTACCCCCGGCAAGTTGTCTGATTTGTCTCCAACTACTGCTCTAGCAAGAGCCATATTCTTTGGATGAATGTTATATTCTTCAACAATTCTCTTTGTATTCAGCACTTCCCATGGTTTTTTTGCTGGGCGGCACAAGATTGTAGTATCATCACAAAGTTGCATAAAATCTTTATCATTTGACAAAATGACTTTTTGATAATTTTCAATTTCTTTCGACTGAACGATTGCTGAGATTATATCGTCTGCCTCAACTTCATCAAACATAAATTGCAATATTGGTAACTTATCTAGATAATCAAAAAGTCTAGACTGTTGCCATACTTTATTGTCTAGCTCCTCTTCTTGAGATAAGCTATAGCCCATATCTTTTGGCAAACTTACTACCTTTCTCCCAGCCTTATAATTGGCATTAATTTGACGCCTTTTTCTAGAGCCACCAGAGCCATCCCAGACGATTATAACATCATCAGGCTGTGTTAGCCTCATGGACTTCTGAAGGCTCTTTAAAAAGCCTATACAGCCTCCTGCTGGATTACCCTGTAGGTTAATGCTAGGATCTCTAGCATAGCATCTGAAAAACATGTTCAGTGCGTCGATTATTAAGATTTTTTTCATATTCACCCCTTCTTTTTTGTCTTTATTATACGTTTTATCCTTTCCTTTTATTCAAAAAAAACTCCCCTCATTAATTTGAGGGGAGTTACAACCAAACAACAAAGGAGAACATTTTGTATTACTTTTCTTCTGTATCGTAATACTGGGATGCCTCGCCCAATCTTTTATCGAACTTCATTATGACTTCTTCGTCAATGATGTCCAAAACTACCTTTCTAAATTCTTCATCCTCTCTCGCCATAGACGCAAATTTTGATTTTTGAAATCTTTTTTCATATCCGTCTTTTTTGAGAGTAAACCAAGCTCCACTGCTACTGATGCAATCGGAGGGTTGAATAGCATCGAACCAAGACTCTTCATCTTGAATGCCAACCTCGTCGCCCCATAGGATCTTGAAGTTACATGTTCTTCCGTGAGTTCCGAAGCGAGATTTTTCTAATTTACACTTAACCTCGGAACCGATCCTATATCCTTTTTCGTCATTGACGAAGGATGCCTTTGCCTTTCTTCCGGTTAACCAAATGCGGAGGGAATATGAATAAATAAGTGCTTTGCCACCGGGGGTAAAGTACGGCGTTGTCATAGCCTCTGCAGGGCTTCTGGTGATGTTATCCTTTAACTGATTTAACACCAGTAGAGTGGAGTTGGAGTTGGATATTGGCTGAAGTAATTTAGCCAAACCTTTTGACAGGATACGAGGCTTTACTGCCATCGTACTCTGTGGATTAAAATCCGACTCTAAGTCGGCTATAGCCGGGGTGAGAGCTAAACTATCCCATACGAATAGATTGTTCTCTTCCCCCGATGCCAAGATCGTTTCGATTGTCTCTAATACGAACTCGACATTCTGAGCTTGGATGTAAACAAAATCACCGTAACCATCTGTCTCTTCCAAAATACAACCACATTTTTCCAGAAACTCAGAACTAATTGCCGACTCAGCGTCGAAGTAATAAACATTATAACCTTTTCTTTGAGCATTGCCAGAGATTTGAGCAGCCATATAAGACTTTCCTGTTCCACTCAATCCTGCTAGCTCAGTAATTCTACCGACAGGAATACCTGCCCTCTTTCCTCTACATACAATTGAATCTAGCCACGTAGAGGAAGTTGAAATCCAATCATATACATCAGTTGGATTTTCTTGTGTGAGATCGTGTGCCACATCGCCACCGGCTAGTTTGTTGATCATCTTTAGCTTATCTTTGAATGAAAGCTTGCCAGTATTGGCTATTTTTAATTTTCTTTTGGGCATCGTTTCTCCTTAATTATTATACGTTTGGTTATGCTCTATTATTCAAAAAAGATGTAGATTTTTTATGCCGTCATCGCTTCGTTGTCTAGGCAAAGGAAAATCTACAAACCTTAATTAATTTAAGCTTTAACGCTTACTGGAAGGTGCGTTACTTCTGCCTCCTCCCGATGGGTTTCCTGTAGAACTCGGCCAGCCTCCACCGTTACCTTGTCCTCGTCCACCTGATGACGAACCTCTAGATCCGCCTGAATTATTTCCACTGTTTTTTCCCATATTTGCTCCCTGTGTTAAATGAGAAAGGCATCTGTAACCCCATGCCTACCTGCGGGTATATGAGGTAAATTATGTATGAACTAAAAAACATAATTTATGACAGTTTTTGGAGAGAACTGACAAACTCGTACTAAAATAGGAGATTATCTATGATAGTAATTCTTTAAATGCTGCATCAACATCAGATGCTTCATTGTTATTGTATTTTGTAGTCTCAGATGTACCTTCGGTGTCGGTATTTTCACCGGACAAGAAATTTGAAAGCATTTCTTCGATTTCCTCTCCTGTCTTGACATTGAAGTTCTCTTCAAATCCGGGAATCCCATCTAGAATAGATTGAATACCTTCTTTTGACTCTGCAATAGCAGAGGGACGACGACGAGGGTGAATCTTAGTCACTGGGAATGATGCTCCTGCAGGCTTGCCATAGTTAATGACAAGATCAGTACCACCATCTACATCAGTGATATCACCATAGTCTGGATTGAGAACAAGTTGAATCAACTCAGTGTAAGCCATCTTTCCATAGCCCCAGAGACGAACTCCTTGATCTTCTTCTCCTCGTACCACCACTGGTGAGAAGAATCGTTTTTTAGGGAATAGAGACTTAGCCAATTTAAGCGTCTCTGCATCATTGTTATCCTTTGCTTCGTTATAAATATGCCAAGCAAAATTGCAAACTGGACAATCCTTTCCGTGTTGCTTTTTGGGACAAATGAACCCTGCATTTTTACCAACATTGTAGTGGAAATGGAATTCCTTGAACGGATCTCCATCCGCAGTTGGTACTATACGAATACTTTGATCACCATCTTGTGGTTTCCAAAATACATTTTGTTTTGAGTCTCCACCTTTTCCTTGTAGAGCTTGAAACTTCTGTTTCATTTTTGCGAAATCAATAGCCATAATATTTTCTCCTTTTAATTAATTTGACTGTTTTGTCTAAAGTCGAACAAGTTGATTTTCTTGTCCGCTATTTATTGTACGTTTGTGTTGTTGAAATTATTCAAAATATTTTCATTTCCTTGAAATGTTACAACTTCTTCTGTATTTGCGGTACGCCAATTGAATGTACGCCAAGATTTTGATTGTAGATCCCAGACTGTTTCCAATCCTTCTTTGAGGTTACGAGTCTTACCTGTGCCTTTAGTATTTGTTTCGATAAAGGTTGTTGGCAGATCTTCAGTACGAACAAAAAACATTGTTCGAAGTTCTCCGCTAGCTTTTGTGAATGTACCACGATAATATTTGATATTGTTTGTCATTATTTACTCCTGTTGTTGAATATCAGATGATGATTTGAGGGCAAACGAAAAGCCAATTTCAAGATCAGTAGGGTAGACGCCATATGATATTGAGATGTCTTTTTCATCATTAGCAACTACTCTATTGAGCTTTTCAAGAAGCTCTTCATCTCCCTCTATTATTATACGATTGACACCGAAGAAATATTTAATCTGATTGCATTTTTTTAAAGAAAAAGTATCTACGCACTTTTCTTCCTCCAAGTGTACAATCCCGAAGGTGCAAATTCTGGAAGTTATATATCCTTCTCTATATGTGTCGAATACTGCATCTGTATTCATATAGATGTTTAGCCAGTGAATTGTTGTTGCAATGAACTGATTGATTTTTGAATAATAGTTCAAAATCGACGTTTTTCCGATGATTTCTGGCATCTTATTATTATCAATAATGTAGAATTTGTTGAAAACTCCTGATCTGGTATATTCTTGTAATATGTGAAAGTGAGCACGATTTCTGAGTTTTGACTTATTATCTATAGATTCTAGATCTGGTTTTATATATACTATGTTAATCTTCCTGTCTCTTATTTCCTTAAGGATCCAAAGGGTACATGCTGAGATCTTGCCACTTCCACATACAATAAAATATATCTCTTCTTCATCTAAATTCTTTTTTAATCTGCTGAGATCGATAGGACTTGCGTCATATAACTCTGCACTGCCCTGCTGAGGAATAAAGAAGCAATTCTTCTTTCTCTTAAGTTTTTCATCTGAGTCCATTTTGAAGACTGTATACTGAGGATATTCTTTAAATAGCTCTGCTATCTTACATCCTGCTTTTCCTAATCCTATTATATTCATTTTTACTCCAAGTATTTATATTCTAATAGTTATTGTTATTTTATAATAATATTATCATATATTAATTAATTTTAAATTATATAAATCTTTACCTGCTGATACAGTAGTTTTAAATTTACCTAATTTAGTATTTCTATATTCTTCTACAATTGTCTTAATTAAGTCTTTATCTTCTGAATTGAAATCTAATATAATACTGTCGTGAAGTGTGAATGCAATATAACTCTTTCTGCCCTTCAAGAGTTCAAATATTGACACCATTCTGTCCAATACCATATCAGCACAAGTACTTTGGATAAGGTAATTAAAAGCATGAAAATCATCACATTTAATTTTTCTTTTGAATAAAGTTTCAACTGAATCGTATAATCTGTATCTGCCCAAGATTTCATCCCTATCATACTGCCCACTAGATAGACTGTCATCTGAGTTAGGATTATATAGCCAAGCAAAAAACCTTTTCTTTGCATCTGCCCTTGAGCATTGATAAAGATTGTTTGCATGATAATCATGAATATCCTCTAGAGGCTGTTCTTTATTGAGAAGAGCGAGTACAACTC